ATTGTAAAGGTGATAAGAAATCTGATGAGGGAACAACAGACGAAAAAACGTGCTCTTTTTCCTCTTACAACAATGACAAAACGTATTCCCAATCCACTAACCAGCCACGTGGAGACGGTAGTTCGGCTGGATAGGAAACACATGTAAAACAGTAAAATGTTCTTTAATTTCCAATTTTACATTGCTATTATTCGTTTCTCCGATTATAATAAACATAAACATAAATTTTAATTAATGCATGGATAAAAGAGATAGAATACATAATGCTGCATTAGCAGCATGGAAAAGAAATAAAAAAAGAGGTACTGTACAAATAGCTACAGGAGTAGGTAAAACTTTTATATTTCTACATGCTTTACATAGTATGATACCCGATGATAGAATCCATCTATTTCTTGCTGAAGTTACAGATAGAAAAAAGGATTTAAAAGAGAATATAAAAAAATATGATGCAAAATATAAAGTTAATACTTTAGATAAATATAATTTACAATTTCATTGTTACCAAACAGTAAGAGATTGGGAAGATGTAAAAAATATAGGTTTAGTTGGTGCAGATGAAATACATGACTCTTTAACACCTTCTAATTCAAATTTTTATAAAAATAATCATTATGACGCTATTATAGGTTTATCAGCGTTAGTAGATGTAAATACTGAATATTTAATAACTGATGATTTTTATTCATATAGAATAACTAAAGGTGATTATTTAAACAAATATGCTCCTGTAGTATATAATTATAGTATTAATGATGCAAGAGCGGATGATTTAAATAGGGATTTAAATATTCATATTATAAAACATCAATTAGATGATAAATTATTAACTGTTAGAAGTGGAAGTAAACAGAAACCTTTTTTCCAAACAGAGCTAAAAGCTTATAATTATTGGGATAAAAGATTTAAAGAAGCTAAAAAAGAAAAAGATTATATTAAAAGACATTTATTGCAAAGAGTAGCTATCTCAAGGCGAGCTAAAATTCTATATAATTTAAGATCAAAAGTAATTAGTACTAGAAAACTATTAACACAAATAAGTAGAACTATTATATTTGGTAACAGCATAGATGCTTTATTAAATGTAATACCTCATGTTGTATCTTCTAGAAATCCTGATTATCATAATGATTGGATTAGATCTATGTTTGAAAATGAAGGATTGCATTCTTTAGGTTCTTTTAAGAAATTAAAACAAGGTGCTAATATCAATAATTTAAATAACATGATATTAATGTCTTATTATTCTAAAGAAAAGGATGTTATTCAAAGATTTGGAAGACTTAGAAAAAACAAAGATAAAATAGGTAATATATTTATTTTTGTAACTGAAAATACACAAGAAGAAGTTTGGTATAAAGAAATGTTTAAAAATATAGAAGAAACTTATAAAAAAATAAATCATGAAAGTATTGATGATTGTATAAAATATATAAGAAATGAAAAATGTAAATGTGGAGGAAACTGCAAATGTACAAGATCAAATAGTAAAGGAGGTTAGAGAAGACCTTTTAAAGCGTTCTAAGGTAGGTATAGAAAAATATGGTGTGACATTAGCTGATGCTAATTTAAAGCTCTCAGAATGGCTACAACATGCTTATGAAGAATGTTTAGATCAAGCTAATTATCTTAAATGTGCAATTAATAAATTAAATGAAAATAAAAACAAATAAATTTCTAGCAAAACAGTTAGCTAAATCTAACATACCTACATATAATCATACCAAAGCAATAGAGGAACTCAATGAGTTGGCAACAGTATTAACTCAAAGAGTTAATAAACCTACTAAAGTTAGTAGTAAAAAAATTATTGAAGAAATAGGTGATGTTAGACAAAGGTTAGCTGTTTTAGAAGAAATATATGGTAAGAAAAAAATTCAAAAAAGAATTGAATATAAAGAAAATAAACTATTAGGTTATTTAAAATCTAATAAATATAGAAAAAAAGTATAAAAATAAATGAATCCATTCTTAGAAACAGATAAAAAAAGAGAAATTCCACATACAACTATAGCTAATGGTTGTCCTGATTGTGGTAGTGATATACATGATGGTACAGGTACAGGCTGGCAAATATGTAAAAATTCAAAATGTGGTTGGATGGGCTAACAGACTAATATATTTTATTATAAAATAATCGTCAGTTCATAATGAAACTATATTAACAGAAATTAGAAATAAATTTAAATAAGTAAAAAATATGAAAGATAATGAATCAAGTTTTACAAACGGAATAATTACGTTTTTTGTATGCTGTGCTATATTAATAATAGCAGGTTTATGTTGCGTAGGGTTGTATAATATAATACCTGGGCTCAATGACTAAATTTTTAGTAAAGAAACGTAAAATATTAGACGATGATGCAGTATCATGGCAAGAAATATTTCAACATTCATTTGTTAATTTTTTATCAGGATTTTGTAGTGGTATAACAATAGCATTTGTTAGTTTATTCTTAATGGATATAAGTTTAAAAAACGCTCTTTATTTAATTGTTACATATTTTATACAAAAACAAGTTGATAGTAAAGTATTAAACAGAAATAGATATGTTACTAGATTAGGGCAAAATTATATTTTTCCAATACCAAGCACCATTGGGTTTGTATTAGGTGCTTATTTATCAACATTTGTATGATACGTAAAGTAAACAGAAAAGCATTAGATATTAAATATTCAGGAAGAAGTAGTGATTATATTACACCTTCATTTAATTATGGTTGTTTATACTCATGTGCTTACTGTTACATGCGTAGAAACGTTAAGAAAGGTGTTTCAGTAGCTAAAAATATAGATGATATATTAAAAGCTATAATAAAACATCATAATTCATTACCTAAAAAACAAGGTAATCAAACTCATAATTCTAAATGGACTTATGATATTGGTTGCAATGAGGATGTAGCTTTACATTGGAAATATACTGATTGGGAAAAAGTAATTAATACTTTAATTCAAGAAAATATATTTCCAACGTTTGCTACTAAATTTGTAAATAAAGAATTACTAAATTATAGATTTAATTATCAAGCTAGAATAAGATTTAGTTTAATGCCACAAGAATTATCAACTATATTAGAACCTAATACAAGTTCAATAAGTGATAGAATTGAAGCAATAACTGAATTTTTTAATGCTGGATGGGATGTACATATAAACTTTAGCCCTGTAATAATAAATAAGGGTACTAAGAAGCTTTATAAAGAACTTTTTGAAGAGATTGATAATAAGCTAACACCTGGTGTTAAAAGATTTGTTAAATCGGAGGTAATTATGTTAACACATAATATAGATATGCATAAATATAATCTAGAAAACAACCCTGAAGCTGAAGAATTATTATGGCAACCTGATAGACAAGAATTAAAGAAAAGTAGTTATCAAAAAAAAGCTACAACATTAAGATATAAATGGCGAGATAAAGCTAGTTATATAAAGCAATTTAAACAACTTTATTCAGAAATAATACCCTGGAATGAAATAAGATATATATTTTAATTATGAAAGAGTTTATATTAAAAAATTCAGATATTATAAAACCAATATTAATTATATGGTTAATTACTAGATTATGGTTTTGGTTAAAATTAATTAACGAAGTAATATTTAACTATGATAGAGTTAAAAACGCACTTCAAATTAAAGAAGAAAATGGAACTTACTATGATCAATGGAGTAGTAATAATATTAATTTATTTATTACTTTATTATCTATTTATATACTATATTTATTATGAGTGGAATAATTAGATTTATAAGCGACCCTCATTTTGGTCATTTAAGTATGGCTAAAAAAAGAGGTTTTCCAGATGCATATAATCATGATGAAAACATGGTATATCAATGGAATAACGTGGTAAATAAAAAAGATACTACTTGGATTCTTGGCGATATTACTATGGAAAAAGCTAACTACGAAATATTAGATAGATTAAATGGTTATAAACGTGTGGTTTTAGGCAATCATGACATGGGTAACCATGCTAAATCTACTTTAGTAAATTATGTTAATAGTATTCATGGAATGGTTAAATTACGTGATAAAAAACATGGTGTATTATTTTTAACACATTGCCCTATACACCCTAGTGAATTATACAGAGCTGAAAAAAACATACACGGACATATACATGATAAATTTGTAACTACTAAATTTAACTTAAAAGATGATAGATACATTAATGTATGTGCAGAAGTAATAGATTATACACCTAAAACATTAAATGAATTAATAAAATGAAAAAATATAAATTAATTAAATGGTATCCTTCTTTACCTAGCAATGTTAAGGAAGGTGATACATTCACTAAAGAAAAGAACGGTAACACATATTATGGAAAGTCTTTAAATACATTTGTGTATAATAGGGAGGTGGAGAATAACCCTGGGTTTTGGCAGGAAATAGTTGAAAAAGATTATGAAATATTGTCTTTAATTACTAATAATAAAACAGTTTTAAATACACCATTTTTTTGCATAGATGATTTATTAAAAAATCAAAATTGTAATATTCATTCAGTAAAAAGATTATCATAATTTTTATTATAAAATAATTACTATTTTATTTGCTTTTTACTGAATAATTTCGTATATTTGTAGTTAATTAAAAACTACATTTATATGGATTATATTATTTACAAACTTATTGACCCAAATACTAATAAAATTAGATATGTTGGAAAAACTAAAAATTTACAAAAACGTTACTATCATCATTGTTCTTTAGCTGTTTGCAATAAAGAAAATACTCACAGGAGTAATTGGATTAAATCTTTATTAAAAAATAATCAAAAACCTGTTATTGAAATAATAGAAAATTGTAATAAAGATAATTGGCAACAAAAAGAAATTTATTGGATTAAATATTATTCTAATAAATATGATTTATGTAATCATACAATAGGTGGTGATGGAGGCAAAGGTTTTTCACAGTATAAAAAATTTAAAGTTTATCAATTTAATAAACAAGGTAAATTATTAAATATATTTAATTCAACTAAAGAAGCTAGTATTATAACTAATACACCTTTTGAAGGAATTAAAAAATGTTTAAGAGGTTTATATAAAACTTCAAATAATTATCATTGGTCTAAAGATAAAACTTTTAAATGGAAAAAAAGAAATCATAATGCTAAAAAAGTATTACAATATGATTTAAATAATAATTTTATTAAAGAATTTGAATCAATAAGTAAAGCGTCAAAGATTTTAAAAATACAAAGAAATAGTATTAAAAACTGTTGTCAGAATAAACAAAAAACAGCAGGTAAATTTAAATGGAAATATAAAAATGAATAAAGATAAAAATATTTTTACTGTTAATGATACAGTATTATACAAAAATAAAGAGTATGTTATTTCTAGATTTGAAACTTTAAATAATATATTATTAGTAGGATTAGTTAATTTAACTCATTTAGTTAATTTAAAAGATATTGAACATATAAGTGATGAATATAAAATACTTGAAACAAGAATTTCTAATAATTTACAACAGGTTATTTGGAAAATTAAACGTTTAAGTGATGGTGAAGTATTTACTGTTGGTGATGAAATAAGTCATTATGGAGAATATAAAAAAAATGAATTTTCAACTAGAAATTATATATTAGAAAAAATTTATTTTATAGAAGAAAATAGATTAGCTTTTTATGTAGGGAAAGGTTTAAATTTAAGTATTAAAAATATATCTAAAAAGAAAAAACCATTACTTACAACAGATTTTGAAGTTATAGATTGGGAAAATGATAAAGAAAATTTTCATATTGGAGATACTATATTATCAGTTAGAAGAAAATCAGACAATGTTACATTTAAAATAGGAGATTATATTAAAGAAGGTCGTATAATAAATATTATTATAAAAAACTCCAAAATATATTTGGATATTAAATAAATATTATGTATCTTTGTACCAAATCAAAATAGAAATGGTAGAAGGATACATATATAAAATAACGTTAAAACAAGACATTGATACTTTTAAACAAGGTGAATGTTATATTGGAAAACATAATGGTATAAAAAATAACTATTATGGAAGTGGTAAAATAGTTAATCATATAATTAAAAAATATGGTTATAAATTATTAAAAAGAGAAATAATTAGTAAAGATATAGATAATGATGAATTATTATCTTATTTAGAACGATATTATATTAATTATTATAAGTGTAATAGAAGTAAAACTAATCATGGATTAAATTTAACAGATGGTGGTGAAGGTATTTACGGGTTTAAAAAATCTAAAAAACAATGTGAAGCTTTAAGTATTAGAATTAAAAATGAATATTTAAATAATAAACGTAGACCACCTAAAGAAAAATTACTACATCAGTATAATAAAAAAACTGGTAAATATATTAAAACATTTGATAATGCTGTAATAGCTTGTAAAGAAGTTAACGGTAATTATTCAAGTTCTATATCTTATGCTGCAAGAGATGAAGTTGCATCTGCATATGGATTTATGTGGTCATATAGAAAAATGAAAGTTATTGATAAATTTGCAGGAAATGGTATACCAATAATACAATATGATTTAGATAATAATTTTATTAAAGAATTTAAAAGTGCTACAGAAGCAGCTAAATTATTAAACTTAAAAAATGCACCAATATCTAATTGTTTAAAAGGTAGAAGTAAAACATCATATGGTTTCATATGGAAATATAAAAATTAAAAATCATGTTAATAGAATTAAAAAATGCAATAAAAAAAGAGAAGTTGTTTTGTACGGAAGATGGTGTTGATATATTTGAAGGTGATGTTTATTGGAAAAATAATGGGTGGTTAAATGTTAAAATTTTTATAGCTCATAATAAAATGAAAGTATCTGATTTTAATATAGATAAAAAGTTTTCAACCAAAGAAGCTGCTGAAGAGTATGTTTTAATGAATAAACCTTGTTTAAGTATTAATAATGTTTTAAATCTATTAGAATTTGATTATTCAAAAAAATTAAAACATAATTTAAGAAAAATTAAATTTAATTTAACACAATTTGTAAAAACAAAATTATAATTGAAATATTTTAATAATAAAAAAAGCTAGAACCTGAATTGGAACTAGCTTTTTTTTTAGACTTTTCAATAAAATTTTAAATTATTCTGTAATACTTCTTAGGAAGTTAAGTGATTTTTGTGCAGAACGTTCTGTTTGAGATATAACAGGAATCATTCTTTTAGTTTTAATCCATGCTTTATACTCATTTTTATTAACACCTTGCTCATATGTTTCACCTATATTCCAAGGCATTATTTGAGACATCCAATTTGTAGTTTTTTCTATAGTAGATAAAGCTGCAAATGGTGTTCTAAATATTCTCATTTGATCTGATACATTAATATATTGAGCTAGTTCAGTTTCTTGCCTACTAAATACATAAGCTAAAGTGTAAAGTAATTCGTCATCTTCTCCATCACCATCTTTAGCTGCTGCTAATGCGATCATTGAAGCTTGCATCATTAATGTATAAACAAGAACTTCTCTTAATGTCCTATGGATATTAGATTTTTCCATATCAGTGAGATTGTTCCAGTTGGACTTAATAATCTCATACTTCATTTCTTTTAATCCTGGTACAATACCACCCATAATAAATCTAATCATAGATGAATACATACCTTCTGTATATTCTCTAGTAGATAAATCATAATATTTTTGTTCTTCAGAAAGATCCATGTAATTTTTACCTTTTAAAGTATGTATAGCACCTCTCCATCGTCTATGATAAGCAGGTATTAACCACTTTCTAAACATCATAATCATTTTACCCCACCAGTATCTTTGCATATGTGATTGCCACTTATTATCATACTGACCATGTAGATCTATAATTTTCTTTCTTATTAAATTTTGATGTTGTAGCATACCTAACTCACCAAAACTATCTCTAGTAAAAGATGAATGATTTGCATTTTTATTAAATATTAATTCACCATCTTTAGCTTCAAAAGCATCAAATAAATTCATTGCTTTATCTTCAGAAACTACTTTACCAGCTTTATTAATAAATTCACCCTTATTATTTTTAATCTTAACAGCTTTCATTACAGCTAACATTAATGTAGATTGTACATAATGTTCTGCAACTTGATTGAAACCATGTAATGTACTTGATTTAAACATAGCTCTAAATCTACTGGAATCTTCAAACTTGTTTTTAATAGCATTAAAATCACCCATTAAATCAAATTTATCAATAAGCATTTGAATTTTACTATTATTAGTGGGTCTACCAATATCGTGTAGTCCACCATTGGCAAGCTCTTTAAAATAAGTTTTTTCAGCCCATCTAAGATCAGCTCTAGTAAAGCTATTACCTCCAACACCTTCTATAAAGTTTTGTATTTTACCTTGCATTAAATTGGGTATAGCAGATAAGTAATTGACAGCAAGAGCTAAATTTGCAGAGTAACCGTTTAAATTACCAGCAATAGTAGCAATATCTTTACCACCTATCTTACCAGTACTAGCTTCAGTAATTTTATAGATTCTATTTTCATTCATAGATTTTAGTTTCTTATAAACATTACTATTTGCACCAATTTCTTTAATTCTAGCTAGTTCATCATCTTTACTTTTAAAAACTGAAAACAAACTTTTACCTGTTATAGCTTCACTTTGTTTTACAGTAGAATTACCAACAATATCTAATAATAACTGAGAATCAGCTTCTAAATTTTGCTTAGCGTTATATTCTTTAGCCATAGCACTATTCATAAGGAATATAGTAGGTAAATCTAATGATTGATCTTTAGGGTCTAAAGGAGATCTAAAATGAATAGGAACTAAATGCCTTTCTTCATTATTTACTGTAACCATTCTTTTACTTATGGTTTCATCTACTTTCTTTTCTTCTTCGGTTAATTCACCTCTATCTGTTTCATCCTCTCTAATCTTATAAAAATCACCAAGCTTTTCCTTAAATAGCTCACCACCTTGACCAGATAGTATTTTATCTAAATCAGTTTGACGTATAGATGGCAATCTAATAAACTCAGCATCAACGTCTTTAAATATTAAAGATTGATAACCTAATGTATGATCATCAGCTTCTCTTGCTTTTTCTTTTAAAAAACTTAAAAATTCTTTATCTTTATTAGTTAGTTTAGTATGATTTTTATCTATCCATTTATTTTTAGGTTTTTGAGATTTAACAATACCAAATTGATCATATTCTGTAATTAAATTCTGACTCTTCCAAGTTCTAAATTTAGCATAAGCTTTTTTAGATTCTTTAGATTTAAAACCGAATTCATCGTTTACATCATATAGTTTTTTCTTTTCTGCTCTATAAGCTTCTATGAATTTAGGTGAGTATTTAGATATTAAATATGTACCGTTATCACCCGTAGCTACTAATTTACTATATCTAGCTTTATTTGAACTGCCTGATGGATTATAAGCTTCTTTTTGTTTAGTAAAGTTATCTCTAAGTTTATCAGAAAAATCACGTATATCCATATCAGCTAAATCTATAGCAGACGAAGATAATTGTATTAAAAGATTATTTATATTCTTTTCTGATACTAAATTTAATGTATTACCACCTATATCAGAGGGTATAAAATCTAACATTCTTCTAACTTCTTCAAAAGCTTCTTGTCTAAGATCATCCAATTCTTCGTCAATTTGATCCTCAATCCATTTAGATTTAGATACACCTGATGCTTTTAAACCTAATTTATTGTATTCAACTTGTAATTCTAAACGTCTTTCATCAATTGGTCTAGGGTTAAAAGGAGTTAGTCTTCTAGCTTGTAAATCTCTAGCTAAATCTAAATATCTAATATTAAACTGTTTGAAATTACTATCGGTTTCATTTAATAAACTAAATACTTTATTATATTCATCGTTTTTTAATAAACCTTCTTTACGTTGCCTTTCAGTAAGTTTTTTAATATCATTTATAGAATTATAAATAGATATATATGCATTAGATCTAAATAGAAAGTCAGAAGTTATTTCATCAGCTTCTTCTTTTTTATCCAACATCTTTAATAAACTATTTATTTCTTTATTAGCAAAAGATGTAAATTCATATATTAATTCATTAGTAGAAGTATCTTGTAAATTTTTTAAAAGCTTCTCTAACTTTTCAAACTTCTTGGTATCTTTACTAGCATAACCTTTCTTTGATCTAGATTTACTTTTAATAGCATCAATTCTAGAATATATTTCAGAAATTAATGATTTAGTATCTACTAATTCTTTTTTAAAGCTTTCAGAATATGTTCTATCACTTGGTTTAGCTTGTTTTTGAAATTGATAATTATAATCAGTTAAACTTTTGTAGTTATCGTATTCTTTTTCTGATATCTCTATAACCGATTCTATTACGTCATTTATATTGTTATTAGAACCACCAAAGAGGCGTTTTAAGTAATTAAGTATTCTTTGGAATATGTTAGTACCAGTATCATCTTTTAAGCTTCTTAAATGCTTTCTAAACTCACTATTAGACATTAACTCTGCTACAAACTCATATTCATTTTCAAAACCATATTCATTAGTTCTACTAGATAAAGCTTTAAATCTTTTATAAGCGTCTTGAATATTATCCCTAAATTTCCTTTGAGAATCATTTTTAGG